CCTGCACGAGGCTGCTATGCCAGCTCCGGCAGCACCAGGTACAGAACCTACCATGGCTGTTGATCCCAAAGATCCCAAAGTTCAAGCTGCAATGAAAAAATCGCAAGCTGGCCAAACTCTCAATCCTGAAGAGCAAAAGCTGGTGGGAGCCATTGCTACTGCTTCTATGCAGAAAGAATCAATGCAAGCACGTCGCAGACTACGCGAAAGCGAAATCCAACAAGCTCAAGTTGTGTTGGCTGCACAAGACATGGTTGATCAAGTACAAAAAATGCTGGAACAGATCAGCGCCATGCAGTTTAAAGATCTGCCAGCCTTGACAGATTCAATCAAGAACGACATGGGTGTTGATCAAGCCACTGCTTATCAATCAGCTGCTGCTGCCGCACTTACACAGTTGTTGTCCAGTGTGCAACAAGGTAAGACAGCCTTAGAAGGCGCACAAGGCACATTGACAGGTACTGCTCCAGTTGTACCAGGTGCTGAGCCTGCTGCAGACATGGGTGCTGACTTAAACGCTGAGCCTGCCCCAGAAATAGGAGCCGAACTTGATGTCGATGCTGAAGCTGCACCAGCTGACGAAGAAGAGCCAACACCGTTAGGTGGTGCCGGCTTGGGTCGTGAACGCCGTGACGTAGCCGAAGCTGCTAAACCCGACTACATTGATTTAGACAAAGACGGCAACAAGAAAGAATCAATGAAGAAGGCTGCTGCGGACAAAAAGAAAAATCCTTTTGCCAAGAAAACCAAGTAATGCGACTTGACGAATTCGACGTATCTACACAAAGCACAACAGAACTGGCTGCATTAAGCCAGTTTTTGTTGGCACGTGCGCAAGATACAGATGCACAAAAGAAAATATCTATTGCTGCATTTCTTGAATTGGCCAACAACATAGGTGTCAGCCTAACTGACTCTCAACTGCGCAATCTGGTTCAGCAGGCTCCGCTAAATGAATTAATTGCCGATGTCACTGACACCGAAATCATATTCAAAGGTGCTGTAGAAGGTGCACCAAACATGACTGTGGATCAGGCTCGCGACACTGTTGACACAATGGCCAAGCGGGCACTAAACAAAAAAGGACTTTAACATGTTAGAAACAATTTTCTGGTTATTACTAGGTGCTTTTGTTGGATGGAACTTTCCACAACCTGATTTTGCCAAAGCCATTCAATCCAAGATACTGGGTTTCTTTAAGCGATCGTGAATCTTGTTTATATTCACGGTGCCAGTGCCACCGGGGATAGCTTTAATTACATTCGGCACCACCTCAACCACCATGACGAAATTGTCATAGAGTACGACAGCCAAAATGGATTTGATCGTAATCTCGATGACATGAAACGCATTGTGTCCAACATTGAAGAGATTGTGTTTGTGTGCCACAGCTTAGGTGGCATATACGCACTACATCTAGCTGATGCTTTTCCAGATCGAGTTTCTGGTGCAGTAACAATGAGCACACCATATGGTGGCGCCGAATCAGCTGACTATGCCAAATACTTCTTACCGTTTAATCGTCTATTGCGCGATATCGGCCCTAGTAGTACTCCGATGAAAACTGCCGGAAAAATTAGAATACAACATCCATGGTTAAACATAATAACCACTCGTGGAGATAGTCCTTGGATCATGCAACCCAATGATGGAGTGGTAACCATAAGCAGCATGAGGCATCGTTCCGAAATGCAATTCGAAGAGCTTTACATCAATCATTATGAAGTGGTAATGAGCCCCAAAACAGTCGATATTATCAAAGAGTTCGTGTATAATATTAAATAGCAATATAGTCCAAGGAGGCCTATCGTGAAACGAATACTTCTCAGTTTAATCTTAACAATTTTTGTTGTGGGCACTGTCCAAGCCGGCGGTTATGGTTATAATCGCGGCTACAACAACGGTTACAATCGTGGCTACAACAATGCATGGGCCTGGGGCGGAGCAGCCTTTTTGGGTGGAGCCATCATTGGCGGCGCTCTCACATATGGAGCAAGACCTTACTACGCACCTCCTCTGATTTATTATGCACCTCCGCCGCCTGTTTATGCACCACCCCCGGTGTATTACACACCTCCCAACACTTACGTGGATCCCAATCCCCCACCAGTGCTATACTGGGATAGTGTGTGTCAATGTTATAGATAAGGAAATAATTTAAGATTTATACTGGGCGAAGAAAATCGCAAAAAATGGGATAGTTTTCAACCAGATGATGTAGTACAATCTATTATAGGAGATTGAAATGGCATATTCAAAAGAAGTCTTGGACCATTATGAAAATCCAAGAAATGTAGGAACATTTGATAAAGGAGATGCGCAAGTTGGGACCGGCTTAGTCGGTGCCCCAGCTTGCGGTTAGAGGAGATGTAATGAGGTTACAGATTAAAGTTCTAGATGGCATTATTACAGATGCAAAATTCAAAACATACGGCTGCGGATCGGCCATTGCCAGTTCGTCATTGGTTACTGAATGGGTCAAAGGGAAAACTCTTGACCAAGCATTAGAAATTCGTAATATGGATATTGCTGAGGAGTTGGCTCTCCCGCCTGTAAAAATTCATTGTTCCATCCTAGCCGAGGATTCTGTCCGTGCAGCCATAGCAGACTACAGAAATAAACATGATAACCATAACTGAAACAGCAGCAAAGAAGATTGTCAGCAACATAGCCAAGCGTGGATCAGGTGTGGGCATTCGAGTGGGTGTTAAAACCACAGGGTGCTCGGGCTTGGCCTATGTGCTAGAATATATGGATGAAGCACCTTGTACCTGGGACTGGACTGAGTATGAGCGAGACGGTGCCAGAGTTTGGGTCAATAGCAAAGATTTGGCCTATATCGACGGCTTAGAAATAGACTACACACGTCAAGGTCTCAACGAAGGCTTTGATTTTTCCAACCCCAAGGAATCGGCTCGCTGCGGATGTGGCGAGAGTTTTACAATCTAATGATAACACAACGATATAATTATGTGCCCATTGACAGAACCACTGTGGATGGCAAGAGACACTATTGCTTGCCTGATGGCAAGAAAGTACCCAGTGTAACAACCGTCCTGGACCGCACCAAGCCGCAGAAAGATCGCGACGCCTTGGCCAACTGGCGCAAGAATGTAGGTGAACAACGTGCCCAGCAAATCACCACAGAAGCAGCCAACAGAGGCACACGCATGCATGCCTACTTGGAAACTTATGTGATGATGGACGAAATGAAGCCTTTGCCCAGCAACCCATTTGCACACCCAAGTTGGTTCATGGCAGCCGAAATTATCTTGCAAGGTTTGGTAAATGCCACAGAATTCTGGGGTACAGAAGTTCCTGTGTATTATAGTGGGTTATATGCTGGTACTACAGACTTGGTAGGTAAATGGAAAGACCGACCTGCTATCATGGACTTCAAACAAAGCAACAAGGTCAAGAAGCGTGAGTACATCACTGACTACTTCTTGCAGTTGGCAGCATACGCACAAGCCCACAATGAAATGCACGGAACAGACATCAACACCGGTGTTATTTTAATGGCTGTGCAGCCCAAACTCTTGGAAGATCAAACCTACACTAAACCACAGTACTTGGAATTTGTCATTGAAGGTGACGAATTTGACTACTGGACTGATGAGTGGACCAAGCGAGTTGAGCTGTACTATCTAACAGCATAAATACCTAATCAAATAGGTATACGTAAATGGCCATTGTACAAATCTCTAGAATTACCAACCGTAAAGGGTTAATAGAAAACCTGCCGCAGCTGGCTGGCGCTGAATTGGGCTGGGCTGTTGATACTCGACAGTTGTTTATCGGTAACGGTACATTGCAAGAAGGTGCCCCAGTAATCGGAAATACTGAGATCTTAACAGAATTTTCAGACATTACAGCAGTCAGCAACTACACCTACAAAGACATTGCTGTTGGCTATGCAGCACAAACAGGTCCTACAGCCAGTGATCCAGTGGTACGCACAGTACAAGCCAAGCTGGACGACTTTGCAGATGTTAGAGATTTTGGTGCTGTCGGTGACGGTGCTGCTGATGACACAGCAGCCATTAATCGTGCCTTGTTCCAATTATACTGTGTAGAAGCCAACACACAGATCCGCCGTACTTTGTATTTCCCAGCCGGTACTTACAAAATAACAGAAACTATTATCGTTCCTGCCTATGCTAAATTAGTAGGCGAAGGTGCAAACTGTACCACAATTTATTTAGATACCAGCAGCGATATTTCCAGTTTGAGCGCATACGTGGCTCGCTACGGTGATAGCCTACAGCAGACCGGTGTCAACATAGGCAACAACGGTGCCACTGCTCCTACCAACATTGAAATCTCGTCAATGACATTTCAAACAGCAGAAGTCACTGATGTATTCTTAGTTGAAGATGCCACACAGTGTTACTTTGACAGCGTGAACTTTGTGGGCCCGTTGACCGCAACTGATATCATTGCCACCCCCAGTGCTGACAACATTGCCGGCGTGCGTTTTGCCAGCACAGTCAGCTTGGTATGTAATCAAATCACATTTGACAAGTGCCGTTTCCAAGGCTTAACATACGGTATCAACACAGATCAAGAAATCAATTCTGTCACAGTCAGCAATGGTGCATTTGTCACACTGTACCAGGGTATCTCTCTGGGTACTGGCACACCTGTCAACGGAGGCGCAACGGGATTCCGCGCAGTACAAAACTTGTTTGATGAAATATATTCTGAAGGCATTATATATGATAATGTTGATCTCAACGTATCAGCTTACAATGTATTCTACGATGTAGGTAATCAATATTCGTCCAGTCCTGCAACACCAGTTGTTTTGTTTGGCAGTGACAACAACGTGTCGATCAGCGACATGTTTGAACGCGACGATGTTGATGCACGGATAGAACCCAGAGTCGAAGTTACAGGTTCTGCCACCACTACTGGCACACAAATACAAGTGGGTCACTATGCCAGAGAGAATGGTAGAATCTTCACCCTGACAGATAACCAAAGTAATCAAACTATTTTTACAACCGACACATCCACTATCAAAGCCTACGAGATGACTTACACTATCATACGAGATACTGTAGTTCGTTTTGGAACCTTGGTTGTCACAGCAGGATCTGTATCGCCAGCAGTAAGCTATGCTGATGAATACACTGAAGATGCCAGCTCGGGCATTACTTTAAGTGTAACTAGATCAGGCGATGTAGTCAGTGTACTTTATTCAAGTACATCAACAGGTTTATCCGGAACCATAACATATTCCTTAGCACGACTAGCTTAATGTGGAAACACCTGTATCAAGAAAGACTTGCTGATTGGTATCATCTTCGGCAAGCAGCCTCTGCGGTAGAACTTCCTGAGCAGTTACAACTGATCAACACCTGGTGGTTCCGCGCACCTATTGTCAACAGAGTAGTAACGTGGGATAACCCAGCTGAATGGCCAACTCCCTGGGATTTATTAGTGAATAACGGCTATTGTGATCTTGCAAAAGCTCTCGGTATCGTGTATACTTTACTGTTGTTGGATCGTCAGCTATATACTGATCTTGAGATCATTTCAACAGGCCAAGACAATTTAGTCCAGATCGACTCTGGGAAATATATATTGAATTGGGCTCCTGGTGAAGTGTTAAATACCAACTCAACACCACTCACTGTGCTCCAACGTATCAACAGTAAAGATTTAGCAAGTTTTTTACAATAAGCGACAAATGACAATTCAAGTTCAAAAAAGAAACGGTAATCGTGAGCCTTTAAACATCGATAAATGGCAAGCGCAAATTACCAAAGTTTGCAGTGGCATAGCAGATGTAAGTCAATCGATGATAGAAATCAAAAGCCAGCCGCATTTTTACGATGGCATTACCACAAAAGAAATCGACGAAATAACTCTACGTGCTATAGTGGATTTGATTGATGTAGAATCCAATCCTGATGTGGGACATGTAAATTATCAATATGTAGCCGGCAAGCAACGCTTGAGTATGCTCCGCAAGGACGTATATGGTAGTTACGAGCCTCCTCGCCTGTACGAAATCGTTTGCAAGAACGTGGCAGCAGGTGTGTATACCAGTGAACTACTGACTTGGTACACAGAAGATGATTGGAATCGCATGGACGACATCATCGATCACGAGAAAGATGAACAGTACGGATATGCTGCAATCGAACAGCTGATCGAAAAGTATCTGGTGCGCAATCGTACCACAAAAGAAACATACGAAACTCCACAAGTGCGATACATGGTTGCGGCAGCAACAGTATTTCATCGAGAAGAACCCAACACAGTCCGTATGCGTTATATCAAAGAATATTATAATGCAGCGTCGGATGGCTTATTCACTCTTGCTACTCCTGTACTTGCAGGTCTTGGCACACCCACTAAGCAGTTTAGTAGCTGTGTTCTTATTCGTAGCGATGATAATCTTGACAGTATCTTTGCTAGTGGCGAGATGATGGCCAAGTATGCGGCCAAACGTGCCGGCATTGGCTTGGAGATTGGTCGCTTACGCCCGCTAGGCGCACCCATACGCGGTGGCGAGATCATGCACACAGGCATGATCCCATTCTTGAAAAAGTGGTTTGGTGACCTACGTAGTTGCAGCCAAGGTGGCATTCGTAATGCATCAGCTACAGTATTTTATCCCATATGGCACTATCAGTTTGATGACTTGATTGTGCTGAAGAACAACCAAGGCACAGAAGAAACTCGTGTGCGCTTCATGGACTACGGTGTTGTTCTAAGTGCGTTATTTTGGCGTCGCTTTAAGAACAAAGAAAACATTACCTTCTTTGATCCCAACGAAGTACCTGATCTGCATCAAGCTTTCTATAGCGATACAAAATTGTTCGAAGAGCTGTATGTCCGATACGAAAAGCGCAAAGACCTACGTAAGAAAACAATGAGTGCTGAAGAAGTATTCAAGTCGGGCTTGCTCAAAGAACGCACCGACACTGGTCGTATCTATCTTGTGTTTATTGACAACGTAATGAATCAAGGTCCGTTTGACCCTGAGTATCATACCATCTATCAAAGCAACTTGTGCTGTGAAATCTTATTGCCTACAGTGCCGTTCCAACGGCTCGATGACGACCAAGGTCGCATTGCCTTATGTACCCTGGGTTCTATCAACTGGGGTGCATTCCGTAACCCGGAAGACATGCGTCGTGCTTGTCGTATACTTCATCGCAGCTTAAACAACATCTTGGACTATCAAGACTTCTTATCAATACAAAGTAAACTAAGCAATGACGAGATTCGCCCCTTGGGTATTGGTATTACCAACCTGGCTTACTGGCATGCCAAACGTGGACTCAAGTACGGCGATGCCGATGCTTTAGCAGATGTTAAATCCTGGATGGAACATCAAGCGTTCTATTTGACAGAAGCCAGCGTAGAGCTTGCAGAAGAACGCGGTGCTTGCGATCACAGTAGCCGGACACGTTACGGACAAGGTAAGTTTCCTTGGGAATTACGTGCTGCTGGCGTCAACGAACTTGCAGACTTCACAGCAGAACTTCCTTGGGAACCATTGCGTGAACGCATGATTAAATCAGGTGTACGTAATGCCACGCAAATGGCCATTGCTCCTGTGGAATCCAGCAGTGTTGTTATCAACAGTACCAACGGTATTGAACAGCCAATGAGCTTGATCACTGTCAAAGAATCAAAAGCCGGATCATTGGTACAGGTTGTTCCAGAATACCAAAAGTTGAAGAATCGTTATCAACTGATGTGGGAACAAACAGACTGTGTTGGCTATTTAAAGACTGCGGCAGTGTTGGCAGCTTATGTCGACCAGTCAATTTCAACCAACACATTCTACAATCCGGCACACTGGGCAGATCGTAAAGTGCCAACTACATTGATTGCTAAAAACTTGATGCAGGCACACCATTGGGGTTTAAAAACATTCTACTACAGCTTGATCAACAAACAAGGCAGCAAAGCCGCAGCAGAAGATGCACCAGTGATGCTAGAAGCTGTTGATTTTGATGATGCAGAAGACTGTGAGGCCTGCAAACTCTAGCTATGAATAGTTTTGAAAAGATATGGGCCAGGGCAACTGGGCATTTGATGGGTAATACCGACGATGATCGACCAGATGTTCCTATTCTTACACTTAGAGAAGCTCGTATAGCACTGTTTCTTAAAACTTTTTGGGTCATTATACATGTGGTAACTTGCATTTTTATTATTGCAAACATACTTAAAAATTGGTAAATTATGAGCAACGCACAATACAACTTAAAAACAAAAACAGACTATCTAAATCGCAAGATGTTTCTGGATCCAGCAGGTCCGGTCACTATTCAACGCTTTGAAGAAGTCAAGTACAACAAGGTTGCCAACTTTGAAACTACAGCACGTGGTTTCTATTGGGTACCAGAAGAGATCAGTCTGACTAAAGATGCAGGTGACTTTAAGGATGCCAGCGATGCTGTCAAGCATATCTTTACCAGCAACTTGTTACGTCAAACAGCCCTAGACAGTTTGCAAGGGCGTGGCCCTGCACAGGTGTTTACACCTTGTGTAAGCCTGCCTGAGCTGGAAGCCCTAATGTACAACTGGAGCTTTTTTGAAACAAATATTCACAGTCGCAGCTACAGTCATATCATTCGCAACATCTACAACGTGCCCAAAGATGTGTTTAACACAATTCACGACACAGAAGAAATTGTGGGCATGGCAAGCAGCGTGGGCAAGTATTATGACTACTTACACAGATTAAACTGCCGCAAAGAACTCAACCCTGATAATGTCACAGAGAAAGAACACATTAAGGCAATTTGGCTAGCACTACACGCCAGCTATGCATTAGAAGCATTCCGCTTTATGGTTTCGTTTGCTACAAGTTTAGCAATGGTTGAGAATCGTATCTTTATCGGCAACGGCAACATCATTAGCCTGATCCTGCAAGATGAACTGTTGCACAAAGGCTGGACAGCTTTCTTGATCAATCAGGTGGTCAAAGAAGATCCACGCTTTGCTGAAATCAAGGCCGAGTGCGAAGCAGAAGTGTATGAAATCTACAAAGATGTTATCCGCGAAGAAAAAGATTGGGCTGTGTACCTGTTTAAGAAAGGTCCTGTAATTGGACTCAACGCCAATATCTTGATGGACTTTGTAGACTACACAGCAGTAGATGCGTTAAAACAAATTGGCATCAAGTATCAAGGCACAGCCCCACGTACCACTCCAATTCCTTGGTTTAACAAGCACACAGATATACACAAGAAGCAGTCAGCATTACAAGAAACAGAATCAACAAATTATGTAATTGGTGTCATGAGCGATGACCTTGATTACGATCAGCTGCCCAGCTTATAATCATGCCAGTCGCACAAGAATTTGTTTACAAGACCCAAGATGGACAGCCAGCTGTGCCACTACACAAATGGATAGAAACTCTACCCATGGCCGAGCAAGCTCAGTTTCGTGCTGCCGAACTACGACAGTTTGATTTGAGAGATCAGGCCGTTGCTCGCGGCGATCTTGTAGTGGTCGAAGGATCTGGTGCTGTCAATGACAGAGTATATGTTTGGAAAGACGAAACCACTGCTGCACAAGGAAAAGGAACTGATCCTGAATGGCTGGCATTTTTTACCCGATACCAAACGGAAAACGGCATCACGTTTGAATTGATAAACAAATCCATTTGATGTTGACACACTAAACAAAAACTGCTATAATTTAGACTAGGAAATTGATATGTTAACAGTATACACAAAAAATAATTGTCCATTTTGCGATCGTGCGAAAGCTTTGCTAGAAAGCCGCGGTGTAGAATATCGTACCATTAATCTTGAGGATCAACCTGACGCTAGAGATTTTTTAGTTGATCAAGGGTTGCGTAGTGTTCCACAAGTATTCAACGGTACAACATTGTTACAAGGTGGCTATCAAGGACTTGCTGGACAACCCGAAGAATTTTGGACACAACTTAAAGGATAACAATGAAGATTGAAAAAGACGAAATATTGGTTTTTAAATTAAACAGCGGCGAAGAGCTGATTGCCAAGATTGTGGAAGTAACTGATGGTATGTTTATTTTGAAACAGCCCATCAGCATGGCACCAACTCAGCAAGGCCTGCAAATGATGCCCAGCATGTTCAGCGGCAACTTGGACAAGGAAATTGTTCTGTATGGCGCAGCCGTTTCCATGATTGCTGACGCCAAGGATGATATCAAAACCAAATATATTGAAGTAACAACCGGCGTAGTAGTACCGCCGGAGAAGAAGATCTTAGTAGGTTAAGCGTTACGCTTGAACAGGAAAAACAATCTGTCTTGATCCTGTTTAAGAGTTTCTAGAGTTAAGTCGAACTGCTTGGCTAACTCGTAAGCAACATCGAAGGACCATGGGAAAATTTCAACCCATGGTCCATTTTTATGACTGTGTCCTGGGTTGCAACGCATCCACAAATGACCGCCTGGTGCCAGCAAGTTGATAGTGGCTGCAAACCGTTCTTCAATGTCTGCCCTGCTGTTGAAGTTGATCGAACCCAGTGCAATCACATGATCAAAACTGGCCGGCTCCACGTGATAATCCAAGATGTCAACCATGAAGTCAGCACAGTTATTGTAAGGATCAATTCCCACTAAGTTTGGAATACGTCCCTTAAAAGGATTGTAGCCGCAGCCCACATCCAATACTCGTTTGGGATTCATTCGACAAATTTCTTCTGCAACACGATATCCAGTCCAATGATATTTTTCTGTACGGGGCTTCCATATCTCACCAAAGAACCACGACAAGTAACGTACATCGGTTCTGTTAACTAGATTAGCAATAGTGCCTTCTATTTCAACAGGTACATTGAATGTAGAACTTAAATCTTGCTGAAACTTTAGTTTGCGTGCCGGAGTCCAAGGCAATTGATCTAACACAGTGTCTTTGTTGAAATCGGCACGAATTTCTGCGTATTTTGGTAAATGCCAGGTATCTTGTAATTTTTCTAAGATACAATTAAAAATTTTGCTATTCATTAAAAATTTCCTATTTTGATAAATAAATTTGTTAAACAAATAAATTTTTGATATATAGTATTAATTATCTTGCAAAATCTTCTGCAATATATTTCTCTCTCAACACGGTAACTCGATGGATTATGTGATTTGGTGCCTGCTTGGTACTGTTTATGGAATGATTATTGGCATCATGCCAATGGCTGGGGCCACCACAGGTTTATTAACTGTGTTTGGACTCAGCAGTTACTTTCTTGCAGATCCTTACTTGGGCATTGTGTTTTTAACCAGTCTAATAGCAGCATCGTCAACTGGCGACAGTTTCACCAGTATCTTGACCGGAATACCCGGTAGTAATTCCACCGCTGCCAGCATTATTGATGGATACAAGATGTCGCAGCAAGGACAGGCTGCTCGTGCCATTGGCATTGCCATTATGGATTCCACTGTAAACGGAGTGCTGTGGGGCACAATAGCATTTGCACTGATGCCGTGGTATTCTAAATTGGTATTGGTGTTTGGCATCCCGGAGTTTATGGCGTTCATGCTGATGGCTCTGGCCTGTGTGGGATTCATTACCAGCAAGAATGTGCTGCTGAGTTTGGTGGCCATCGGCCTGGGCTGTTTTCTAGGTATGATTGGGCAAAACCCTGCCACGGGAGTTGTGCGTTATACCGGTGGTTGGGAATATCTCGGAGCCGGCATACAATTGATTCCTTTGATTGCTGGCTTGTTTGGTATACCAGAAGTCATGTCGGGATTTAGAAAATCTGCAGTACGCCCAGAACCCATTACAGATTATTGGCCGCAACTGTTTCGTGGGTTCAGAGATTGTGTGATGCATTGGCGTGAAGTTTTGCGTGGTGGATTCATTGGATTTGTTTCAGGCCTGCTGCCAGGAATTGGTGGATCGGTAGGCGACATCATGGCCTATGGTGCCACAGTGGCTAAGAATCCCCGAGAAACATTTGGCAACGGCAACATCAAAGGCTTGCTGGGCTGCGAAGGTGCCAACAATGCACAAAAAGCTTCCAGCATGGTTCCTACTGTGTTGTTTGGCATCCCTGGTGCACCATTTGCAGCCATTATGATGGCCATATGTGTTTACTTTGGAATGGAATTGGGCACACCTGAAACACTCAAAGACACTGCATTTTTCTGGAGCCTGGGCGGAGCATTTATTGCCAGCACGGTATTAGCATTTTTTATTGCAATGTTTACCACACGCATTGTGGTCAAGCTGCTGGAAATACCCTACTGGATTTACGCTGTTGTGATCTTGTCCATTATTGTATGGAGTTGCTTGGAATACACTGGAACTGTGAACGATCTTTATATTTTGGCATTGTGCAGTGTGTTGGGCGTGGCTTGCAAAAAATTTGGTATCTCACGCCCAGCAGTGATGGTGGCATTTATCCTGGTAGAGAAACTGGAAAATTACATTCAGCAAACTCAAGCCTTGTACACCATAAACGAATTGGCAACACGACCCATATTTGTGTCTCTAACCGTTATTTCTCTAGTCATTGTAACTTACAGTATTTTTAGACCCAATCGCGGGTTAGCATATCATTAAAGGAGATTAATATGCGCAACATAGTAAAATTGATCATTGCTGGATTGGCTGTTGTAGTCAGCACAGCACATGCTGAGTATCGCATGATTGTACCACAGGCACCCGGAGGTGGCACCAGTGTTTGGGCCAACATTGTTGCCCGACATTTAGAAAAGCATCTGGGAGAAAAAATTGTAATCCAGCACATTCCTGGGGCCAAAGACATTCCTGGCTTTAACGAGTTTCACAACAAGCTAAGAACAGATCCCAAAGTGATCATGGTCAGCCACGGCGGCAACGGCGTCAGTTATCTGGTAGACCAAATTGACTATGACTACAAGCACTACGATTCCATTGGCATGCAGAATCTCAACATTGTATTAGGACATGCAGCTACAACTAATCCTGAACGTGATCGTATACGTATTGCTGGTGGCTCGGGACTTGAACCCGACGGCATGGCCATTGCCATGCTGGTCTGCGGCAACTTGCCCAAGAAAGAAAATTACCTGGCATGTTGGAAAAAACATGTGACCTGGGTCAACGGAATCAAAGGTTCAGAACGCAGATTGGCATATCAGCGAGGAGAACTCAACACAGTGAGAGAAACACCGGCTGCTTGGATCAAACACTATGTCAACAAACCCGACAGCAAGATTTGGTATCACCACGGTGTGTTAGATTTAGCAACAGGTCAGCAGCAAGAAGATCCTAACTTTCCTCCAGGTTTTCGATTTGAAGATGTCTTCAAACGCATATACGGACAAGAGCCTCGTGGCGAATTGTATGAAGCGTATACACTGCAAAGAAACTTTAGAGATGTGTTACAAAAGGCTTTGTGGGTAAACAAAGGTAATCCCAATGCAGAAAAATTGCGAGCAGCACTTCGCAGTATGTTAGCCGATCCCGACGCAGTCAAAGCATTAGAAGCAGACTCGGGTCGTTACACATGGATTGTCGGCGCAGACGGTAATCAAGTTGTAGATCGCTTGCGTAAAAATATCACTGAGAAAAAATTGCAGACTTTGGTTTGGTGGCACGACAATGCTTATCAATTCAAAAGCGTTTACAAACCTGAATTGGTGATCAAATGAAATATATTTTTATGGCAGGTGCACCGGGATCCAAGTGGTCCAGTGTCAGCAAGAACATTTACTTTAGTCCCAGTATCGATCGTAGTGACGCAAGTCCTGAACGCGAATACTGGCACAGTGCTTGGGGAGAACCACATTTGATGCATATGGGCGCATACTTTGATCCCGGCATGGAATTTGGCGGATTCTTTGATCGACTAAACGAATATACCAAAGCTGAATGTGAAGCAGAATTTGATCGTCCATTTTCAGGTGAAGGTGTACGCATTGTTAAGAGTCATGTGTTTGCGCATCATATTGATTTCTTAAAGCAGCATTGGCCCGAGTGTCCTGTTATTCTGGTACACAGAAACGACGATGCTTGCCTGGGCTGGTGGGTCAAGTGCGGACACTTTGACATCACATACCCCAAATATGATAAGTATTACGTAAACTTAAGAAACATGGCCGGCATCATTGCAGATCAAAATCGTGACATCTTGGCAGCATGGAAAGACAGCTATTACATTGGTGACAACCTGACCTTGGCAAGAACCTTGGGTATCGAACCACCGCCAATGGAGTATTATCAAAGTTATAAAAAATCAGACATAGAGGTAACAGTCGTATGAAAAGCTCCTGGGACGAAACAAAAAAACGCAGTCAATATCATTTTGATAATCAACAATTTGATCCCGATCAAGATCGTGTTGTGCGCTTGGGATTTATTGAACCCTGCTGGGATTCAGAGTTGGCAGACATTGTGGCCAACTCGCGGTCTGCTACTTGGCGCACACGGGGTGCTGCGGGCAAAAGCCGTCCTGAAGAAGAACTAGCCGCTGAAGACTACGACCTGGAACGTGAAGGCTACGGTAAAGACTATGTGATTAGCAATCTCAACTGGGCAATTCCTCCTGTGTTACAAGATATTGCTGACCGCTTTGCCTTGGAAGATTCCATGGCTCGTATTCACGTACAAATGCCTGGACAAGTTTGGAACCTGCACCTGGACAAGTTGGAAAAGTGGAATCCCGACGATCCCGACAGTGTGCTTCGTGTACAAATACAGCTGACTGATTGGGAATCTGGACAGTTTTGGAGTTATGGCAACTACTGCCATAGTCGTTGGCGTGCCGGCGAAGTGACCACATTTGATTGGCAAAATCTACCACATGCCACAGCCAATGCCAGCCATCACCCAAGAGTAACGCTGCAAGTAACTGGTGTTCGAACTCCGGCTACTGACCAGTATCTTGCACAACTGGCCAATACATAATACACCTGTATTTCTCTCGATAAATATACAACTTACGAGAGAAATACTATGCCAGCAGTAGCAAGACAAGGTGATGCCGGGGCTGTACATTGCAGTGGATACACAATTGCTGCAGGATCCCCAGATGTGTTTGTTGATGGGCGGCCTGTGGCTCGCGACGGCGATTCCAGCACAGTGCATCAAAAACCACAGGGCAACAAGTGCGTACCGCATGTGAGCAAAATCATAGCTCGTAGCAGTTCTGTTTTTGTGAATGGAAAGCCCATTGCCACTGTAGGCGATCGTATGAGTGAATGCACACAAATAATTCAAGGCAGCGAAAGTGTCTTTATCGGATAAACAATGAGTCAAGGTCCTTATAGTTCAGTAATGTTGATTGCCACTGATGGCCTACTGCAAAACCAAGGTCTCGTGATCAGTGGCAACTTGACAGTGGCCATTAATGCTTATGCCAGTACCACTGCGGTCAGTGACTATCTTGGTATACTGTCATCGGCTGCTGCCAATGTGGGCACAGCCAATGATCAAATCACCACCAGCACTTTTAGTTCTTTACAGAGCCTGGCGGCCAACACACTGCCAGCCATTACTGATGCAGTGCCTGCTGCGTATGCCAACACCTTGCCTATTGGCAACAGTGCCACAGGGTTTTCGGGTCTGGTGACCACACAGGCAAACTTAATCTTGGGCAACGGCGACCTGGGCAAGTTTGCACAGGTATATGGTCAGTGTCAAGGCTATATTGTACAAAACAATCCCATCATCAACAGTGTAAAAAATTCTGCGGTGTTGGACACAACCTTTACCAGTATGAACAGCATAACTACAGGTGGCATTAGCGACATCAATAGAAACTTGCCGACATTTGGCGCAGACTTGGCCAAACTAGGAACTGCTTGGGCCTTGAACAAATTACCGCTGTTTGGATATCCCTGGGTGTTACTGTATCAAATGTCACAAGCTGGCGGTATCATGCCAGAATTGACACAACAGTTAATCAATGCTGGAGTTACTATAGATGACCTCAGTTCTATACAACGCGGATCTGAAGTGGCTGGATCAGTGGATCTGTTGATTTATCAAGTCATGACTCAAGTCACAGGCGACCTACTAGATCAGGTCAAGCTGCTGTTGAGTGTGACCACTGAAAACTTGTCCACAATGGCTGACCTGTTGAATCCAGTAAAGAGCCTGCCCAACAGTTACTTGGGTCTGACCAATTTAACACCCACTGGTACTGATGTCAGCCCCACTGCCACGGTGCTCA